TAGTTCGTGTTTATATGTTCTAAACAGTTTACCGAAATGATACTTATCCTTTCGTTTGAGAAAGGACTTTATATCTGCTTTGACTTTGCCATTATACTTAACAAAGTCATAGTCGTTAGAATAGAAGTGTAATTTTATACCAAGGTATAAAGTGTATGCATCATATCCTTCACGACTCGTCATTAAGTAATGATTTTCTTTTCAGGTGGTGTTTGAATTACTGATTCTTCTTTACCAGTGTTTGCAACAGCAGTTTGATGTGCCTCTGCAACCATTTCATTACACTCTGATACGAATACATAAGTTTGTACAACCATAGATTCAGGATTTTCTTTTCCTGTCACTGCGACTCCTTTAGCAAACCCCATACCACCTTCTGGATTCTTAACAATCATTTTCGGATTTTTAAGAGTTAATGGTTCAGTCTTTGCAAGTTCCCCTACATACTCTCCTGTGAAAGTCACAACTGTGACTACATCTCCTTTCTTCATAATATCTCCTATTATTTTTTAGTGTCAAAGAAACCTGATAAGGTTGCTTGACTATTAGTTCCACGATTTACCATATTTAAACCTGTTGCCTCTGCTTCTAACTTCTCCTTTAAGGGTGGAGATAGAAGTCTTTTAGCACTTTCAGGTTCTAACATGTTTTGTTCACATACTTTAAGTATAGCAGACATTACATCTGACTTGCCATAACGACATAGTTTCTCTACTTTTTCTGTAAATTCTTTTTTTGATATCATCTAAATTTCTCCAACTTCGTAAGTTGTATCGAAACCACCTTTTCTCATAGTCCACATATCTTCGTATGAGTCAAGTGTATCTAAATCAATAATAAGGTCATTGATTGCATTTTGTTTATCGTCTGAAAGTTCTTCAATCTCATCTTCAAGGAAAGACATGAACTCTTCTTCTGTGACTCCAATCTCTGTTAACATTTCTGTTTCAACTTCCTTTTGATTAGCAATCTTAGTTTGATGCCATTCGTTTTCTATAAATCTAATTCCCATTTTATACTCCGTATATGTTTCTGTATCGTTTTCTTAAATCAACTAACTCGTCAATGTAGTCTAAAGGATTACATGTGAATAATTGAAATGCATTAAGACCTTCTACTGCAACTAGAGCAACACATTCTTGTATTGCTTGTCCTGTTAACTCTTCTACCATAAGTGCATATGCAGTCATTTGAATAAACCATGGTTTTGCCATGTACTCTTCTTTATACTTACCACTCGTTTTAAAATCTATAATACATAATTGTTCATCAAAGATACCGACACAATCAACACGACCTGCCATTTGCAGATTTGGTGAGAACAAAGGTGCCTCTAAAGCAAGAGGTATGATTTCATCTAATACAGGTTGCATTGCATTGAACATGCCTCGTTGTAAATCATTCTCTATAATAATATCTTTTTCAGCACGAAGATAGTCTTCTACTAATTGGTGGAAGTTTGTTCCTCGTTTTGTTGCTGATGCTGTAATCTTGTTTGCAGTCTCTTCACCTACTCGTTTTCTCCAGAGTTTGATGTGTTCCCTATTTAAAAGACCTGTGACTGTTGTGACTGAAGGATACTTTTCTTCCATGCCCTCGAACTGATACATTCTTTTACCGTCTTCACTTACGGTCTTTGCTTGTAGATTTTCTAAATCTGTTATTTCTATAAAATTTTGCATTTGTTTATACATTATACACCTATTTCTTTGTTTTGGATAGTCTGTTTTTGGTTTGAATGTCAACATGTTTATTGACTATCTCTCTGGTCTTAATATCTTTTGCAGTTTGAACACCAGAAATTTTATCTGCCATTGGTGAGAGTTTGTGACCAGATGCAATCTTATTCAGAACATCTTTAAATCCTTGGTCTGTCTTAACTCTATCTCCATGACCACCGACAATACTTGGTGTTCCTAATATTACTTGTTTGAGGTGTGGGTTGTCTAACTTGAACTGGTCAAGTTTAGTATATGACATTGAATGTTCTTCAATCTCACTTGTTTCATTATTTAAAAAATCATATAGAGGCATAATTAACTCATCATAAATTGTGGAATATCTCGTTGAGTCCACTTTGCGAAATCTTTTTTGTATTCGCGGTAGTATTTATGATATGCCTCAATAGAGTTTCCTGGAACTTTGACATCTTCCGGCATACATTGAGGTGGTTCTGACCAAGTACCCAATGTAATATTATCAGGTAAACAATTAAGAATGTTTCTGAGTTTAGTATCAGTTAGGTGTTCTCTCTCATATCTGTATGTGTACTCATCACACAATGCAGTAAACATATCGAACGCATATTGATATTGAATTGCATTCTCTCTAACCCACCTTGTAGACGGATGATTGATATGTGATGCCTTGTATAAGATATCTTCTCTATCGTAATCTAATCTCCACCTTTGAATTCTACGACCACTAGATGCATCAGTGTATTGTTCACCGTCTAACATTCTATGTGCGGTGGATAACATTTGTGCATACTCGATAATCATTTTAACTACATGTTTATCACAATGTAGTTTTGCACTGACTTCGGGTTCTTCGTGTAGATAAAATAAGTTCATAGTTCTTTAATTTCTTGTAGAATAGATTCTACATTATTCCATGCAAGGTGTCCAACAACATCTTGTGTTATAGGAGTATGATAAGTTATTTCACCTGATTTGTCAACCGTAAAATCTAAGACTGCAAGTTCCCATAATCCATTCTTACCACCATAACTGAAATCGTGTTTTACTACTGAAGCACCATAATCATTATTGAACTTATAACGATGTTGAACACCATTATTAATATAGTCCGTGTTTAAGAGAAACTCTCTATGTTGTTCAATTGGTTTATCATACATTATACTAACTCCTTAATAATACTAACTAATACATTACCGTATTGTGCAAACCACCCTTGTTCTTCTGTTAGTGCAATACCATATTGGTCTGCAATCAGTATTGCAGTATCGGTACCTAAGAATAGATTTCCTGCAAGTGTAAAACCTGCAACACTAATCAATAGAATCATGTGGTCATTTGTCTTAAAACTATGAATCATATATCCTAAACAACCAATCATTATCGTTGATAGACTATAAATCTCCATGTGAAAGTTCCCACTCATTGCAAGTGTAAGACCCACAAATACAAATACTGTGGAGACTATTTTAAGTACAGTCAACATTGCATTTGTTATTTTAGTTTTAGTTCTCTTAGTCATAATTTACTCCTTTATCATCATCTGGACAACCATTGTGTCCTATCATTGATTTGTTTTTTTGTTCTTCTCTCCACCTTAAAAAGTCTATTGCAACTTCTCTAGTTGTGTGGGTTAGTGTTGATACTTTTTCTTTTTTCATTTGTAAAATATGTGATGTGTTATTTGAACTGTTTCGTTTAAGGTATCTGCCCAATATGGTTCAACCCATAAGTTGTGGTAATGTGTTGCACCCTCTGTAATATCTGGATATTTACCCATAAGAACATCTTGTGCAATTATATAAGATTCGTAAAATGTATCAGTGTCTAAAGGTTCGTCTGATTTGCCATCGCAATACCAACTGAACTGGCATCTGTCTCTAATAGGAACTAAATTGCCTTTCCAGTTCTCTCTGTACTGTGCATCATACACGACACCACAAACATCATCTGCATATGCACTATGTTCCATTCTATTAAGAACAACTTGTGCAACTGCAACTTTACCTGCAAGTGGTTGATTACCTGCCTCAAAGTAAATGTTTTTTGCAAGACAAATATTCTCACCATTCTCATCAGAGGCATGAACAAGACTAGGTAATAACATGATAAACATCAGTAATGCACCGAATCCCATGCCGACTAAAAATGCTCTATAAGATTCACTCATCATTTTTCTCCCAAGGAAAAGGTTTGTTTAAATGCAACCCTACAAAAACCATACTAAACATAATGATGCATAGTAAGGTGCCTCCTAAAAATCCTATTTCCATACTAACACCCACTCGTCATATGTGCATATGCATCAGGACAATCTTTGACCCCACACATACACTCATCTTCAAACATGTCACCTTGAAAAGGGTTCATGTCTTGTGCATTGGTTGTTCCGTAAGTTGCTAGATTGATAACATCATCTGCTGATAATTTACCATCCGTTTGTTGTGCAATTAATTTTGCACTTTCGTAATTAAGCGACATATCTTTCTCCGTTATGGTTCTCACCGTTTCTATTGAAATTATCAAGTATCATGTCAACAACATCTGTTGCCCATATTGATTTACCACCAACATGCCATTGATACTCTTCAGTAGGAATTCTACCGTCTTTCCAATTATAAATTGTGACTGTCTCATAGTTCCAGTCGTCATAGTCAATCTCATCGACATTGTTTGCATCATACCATTTAGTATCTAAGTACCACTCACAATTGACCTTGTCATATGGGTCTGCACTTGTAAATGTTGGTGGACCTAAAACTTGACACAACCTGTCATAGGTTGTTGTCTTATATCCTTGCAATGAAGTCCCACCTGATGTCATATCAGGAGAACATACTTCGTAATCTTTTATTATCATATTAAGTCTCCTTTTTTCACTATAGGTATATGGTATCAAAAAGTGATACGCATTGTCAACGCCTATCGTGGATAAATTGTAAATGTTGTTGCATACTTTTTTATGCAATGATGAGGTGCTCTATTATAAACACCTGGAATTGATTTGCCTCTGTATCTAATCCTCGAAGGATTATTCTTCAGAAAGTCTAAAACGAATTTATGGTTCCTCACATTCATGGGAAGATTGGCATATTTAATCTCGTATAAATTATCCATTAAACAAACCCTCCGTCTCTTGGTGTTCCTGCAATTGCACCTGAACAATAACCAGGTCCGTACATGAATCTATCACCAAATTTTAGAACAGGATAACCCTCTATGAGATTACCTCTTGCTTTGTTAAGAGCAGGTGAATTCCATCCAGCAGAAAGAAGAACATCTCCTTCTTTGAATTTTGGATTTGATTTGTTGATGAAACCCCATACTGAAGCACCACCACCATTTGAATCGTCATAAGAAACTATCTTAATATACTTACGACCTTCTTTGACCCCATAATAGGCACCATCTTCTGCACAATGAGACCACCTAGTATTTTTAAGTTGTGTCAAATCTTCACAGAGTTGGTTTACATATTCATTTAAGTCTTTCATATTATCTCCTTTTTTCATTATAGGTATATGGTATCAAAAAGTGATACGCATTGTCAACGCCTAGAATAAAATAATTACAATCAATACTGCAATTATAAGAACTGTGAATGCAGGTCGTATTTCTTCGAATGGGTCTTTCATATGGGTATATTTCTGATATGGTCTTCTACAACCGATTTAACTTTCTTTTCAGTGTACCAAAGACCACTAAACATTGATTCTGTTCCGTCTTCCCATTGAACATAGTATCTCTTATAACCGAATGGTCTATCAGAAAAGATTCTAATGTCTCCGTATGATTCTACTAATACTCTCATGCAAGTACCCCCTCATTTAAATCTAAGAACTCTAAGATTATTTCTCGTTCTGGTTTCTTTAAGTCTTTTACACTCTGTATACCGTATGTAGTTCCTATAGTTGTAAGTCGATTGCCTGCAACAACACAAGTATTCCACTTTGCATCATCTTTAGCAAACACCTTATTCTCTTCTGCCTGTGTTATCATTTCTCGACCTAGTTTGACTAACTTCATTGTTTCGTCCATGTTAAACTCCTGTGTTTAATTAACAGTGTCTAGTATACTAAAAAGTGGAGGGTAATGTAAAGCGGTTTTATAAACTCTTTTGAATTTCGTCTAATTCTTTAAGTTTCTTATTGATAATCTCCACTCTGTTAGGCCAGTAGATATAATCCTTATCTGAATCCTTTGCAAGATTCTCCAACAGTGGTCTTACAAAGTTATCAAGTTTATTAATTACATCCGTTGCAGTTGTAGTCTTCTCAATTATCTTTGTATCAATGGCCGCAAGTTCATCTGCATCCAAAGCGGTAAAACCGAAATCGTTATATTCTGTAGTCATAGTATTATTTATAGTATCCTATGTTTTCAAAGTCGTTAGGGTAAGATTTATGTATGTATTCTTTTGTGTTTTCTCCAAAAAGTAATTTAGATAAAGTATCTGCATCACTAAGTTTGTGATTCACTTGGTCTGATGCCCACTCTTTGGTGTTAAGATGATTAGACATGTCTACCTTAAACCCCTCAATATCAATTGTAGTACCAGTGACATCTTCTAGTTTAATTTGTTTAAGATTCTCCAGTCTCTTTCCTTTCCAACTCATATATTTCCATTGAGGACAAAACAATGTAGAACCTGATAGTTGGTGTGGAGTCTTTTCGAAAAATCTTTCTGGTCTTTTACCATATGACATGATTACAGGTATAAAGGATAACTGTGATTTAAATCTTTCATAAGGGTGTCGAGTTATACAGTAGATAGGTAAATGTTTCCAAGGACCCCAAAACTTAGGTATCATATTAAAAATTTCTGCTGGTGTATAATGGTCACATTCTGGAATTAAGTTTACTACTCTAAGTTCTTTATGTTTTCTTAATTCGGTTATCAATGTAGTTCCACCACATTTCATAGGGTGTGCAATGAAACAAATAAACTGTTCAGAACCCTCTTCTTGTGATTTATTTAAATCGATAACACCATACATAATATTACTTATTAAACCTTTCCATATCCCTTAGAGTTTCTTTGTCACTCTGTACACCTTGATAATTAGCATGTGCCTGTAATGTAATCTCTGGAATCTCGTAATCTGGATATGTTGTTATAAGTTTATGAATTAGACCTGCAACATCTTGGTGTTTAACACTCGGAAGATTCTCATTATCCAGAAGTCCTAAGTTAAGTGTGGTCATCTTGTATCTCTTCTTAGAGTTGTATTGATAATTGTTTGCAAGGTGATTGAGTTGTGCTTTCTCACTTGCATATACATAACCTTTTGATATGTTTGGTTGACTTGCACGACTAGAGATATTAATAATAGTTTTAGTCTTCTCACCTTCCCATGCCTCGTGAGCAATAGATAGAATCTTAGATTGGTCTTGGTGTGCAAGATTGATTAGAACATCACAAGGTTTATACCCACTGAATATCCAACACTGAGTTCCGTTCATTGTAATATCATCACAACGAATTGGTGTCACTTCAATTGTTCGACCTCCAAAAGGTGTTGCTTCTAGTGTGTCTTTAATTATCTTTGCAAGACCACTACTTCCTGTTATTGCTACTCTCATAATATTCCTTAACTATATCAAATGACGGTTTGCCAAATAGTGAACCGTCTACACTACATTTATTACAAGGAGACATACTTCTATCTCCCTTCATTAATCTCTTACGAATCTTTGTCATAGGTTTAGAGAACCACACATCATGTAAAGATTGTTGCAAAAGATTTCCTACAACATGTTCTCTTCCCCAATCGTTAGAACAAAACAATACATCTCCGTTCCAGTCTACAAACATTTTATAGAATGGATAATGACAAGGTTTACCTTTTAGATTCTCTATAGTATCATCTTCAACACCAACCCAATCGACAACACCACTACGATTGTTTAATATGAGTCCGTGTTTCTCAAAGTCTCCCCAATGCATTCTAAACTTATACTTGTCAACAGGTATCTCTGCCCACAATAACATTTCTTCAAACTTATCCATCTGTTCTATACCGTCATACAGATTAATATAGATTAAATCTAAACCTGAATCATGTATAAGATTTACGAGATACTTATGGTCAAGTTTATCTCCGTTAGTATTACACTCTAATGTTGCATAAGGTAATTCTGTTCTGAATATCTTTACTATCTCTACGAAGTCTGGATTAAGGAGATTCTCTCCAAATCCACTGAATGATATCTTGCCTTGAAAGTTATTCTCTCCTAATTCTTCTGCAATAGTTAATGCACCCTTAGGTGTAAGATGTAGATTTCTATTAGGGAATATTTTAGGGTCATGTCGAGGACAAAACACACATGTTCTATTACAAAGTTCTGTTGTGTTAATCTCTACAGTAAGAATAGAATCTAAAGGTTCACTTGTCTTAACTTTATCCCAATGTTTCTTTTCTTGTTCTCTTCTATGTTCCAAGAAATCATATTGGTCGACTGCCTGAATCGGAATGTTTCTATTAACCGACATGAACTTCTATGTACCTTTCAGTATCTAGTCCTGATTCTTTAACAAATTGAAACTCAACAACATCTTCATCTTCTAAATTACACCAATCTTGTGGTAATAAAATAAATTGTGGGTCGTCTTCTTGATTGATGAGACAAGACCTAGGGTCTCCGTTCTCTTTGTAATTGTAGAGTTGTACTTCTAATGACTCTAATGTCTCACCTATTCGTGGACAAGGATAAGAGAATGAACTAATATAAAAGTTCTCCTTCTTTTTACTATCTAACTTCTTAAAGAGATATGCGGATTGTCTGAATTGTAAACCAAGAAAAACTGTTTGGTCTTCTGGTAGATTGAACCTGAGCAGATTCTCTCCAAAGGGTCTCTCTGAATAGATTCTGCTTACTTGGTCTTTATTGAATTGTGAAACTGTATACTTTCGTTTAGAAGTATCCACCGTCTCTGACATCATCATCACCATCTTTTTTCTCCTCATCACTTCGAGTATTGTCTGTTTCAGATGCACTGATGAAATCACCGTCTTCTTGCAATGATGCAATAAACGCTTCTGTTTGTTCTTCGAACTGGTCAATCATTTCTTCTTTAGTACCAGATAGTTCGAAACCTAACTTATCACCCTCTTCTTGCACTTCTGCTTTAGAACTGTTTTCTAATTCTGACCTTGAAGGAATTGTAATCTCTTCATACTCTTCTTCTGCTTCATCTTCTATGATGTTGACCTTTGCATTAACTGATGCAATAAGTTCTTCTTCAGTATCAAAAGTAGGAATAGTTTTCTTCTCTTCTTCGACTGGTGCAACAATGTTTTCAGGTTCACTTACTTGTGCCTGAATGTTTGGTGCATTACCACCTGAGATTACAGGTTTAGATGTGACTTGTCCTGTAGAAGGAACTGGTTCTGAATCCTCTAAACTTTCAAGTGTGTCTTCAAACTTTTCGTTGACATCTTCTAATGCTTCTTCTGGTGAAACACCATTGTAGAAGTCTGCTGAATCGGTAAAGTCTTCATCTTCATCGAAGTCGTCTGCAAAACCTACTTCGACATCATCATCAGGTTCTCCCATTAACTCATCGTTTGTTGGATGATATTCATCAATAGATAACACTTCATCGATGTCCATTTCATCGGCATCTGCAACTTCGTTAACTCTTTCTACTTCGTCATAGAATGAATCTAATGTATCACCTTTTGGTGTGAATTGTGTATCTGCATTTGGAGTTATGGTAACCGACTCTTCTTCAAAGTCTTTGAATGCTTTCTTGGCTTCTGCAACTTGTTCTTTTACTTCACCAACAAATGGTTCTTCATCAGGTCTTGCCTGTCTTACCATGTCCCATGCTTTAGACTTTGGTCTATCAGAGGCATTCATTTCAGCAGATGCTCTTGACTCGTCTAGTAAATCTTGTATTGGTTTAGATGTGACATTGTTCTGAACATTTGATAATGCTTCGAGTTGTGCCTGAAGAATCTTGTTTTGTTCTGCAACAATTTTTAATTCTTGTTGTGCAAGTTTCTTTAACTTTCTTTCTTCGGTGACTAAGTCATCCTTTTCTACAAGAGTTCGTGCAAGTAAGTCCTTCTGTTTTTGAAGTTCTTCTTGTTCTAGTTCTTGTATTCGTTTGGTTGCAACTTGTACTTGGGTATTGTAATCTATAATACCTGCATTGACCTGTTCTCTGATTTGAACAAGTGCATCTAGTTCATCTAGTTTAAAGTTACCTGCTGATAACCCTTTCTGCATGATTTGATTAACCTGTTCTGCATTCGCAGGTTTTAATCCTACAGTAAAGGTGTTAAGTCTTTGGGTGATTCGTTCTAACTCTGAAAGTTCCACTGCTTCACTTTGAAATGTTGATTGTTCGTCTGCCATAATATATCCTAAAAATCCATGGAGTGGTACTCGACTAGAAGTTTATACATCGAAGTTAAACTAAACTCCCTTTCTTTTATGTATAGTCTCTGACCACATTAATATTTATTTAAACTTGTATCTCAGGAAACGCTTCTGATGCCATTTCCTTTGTTATGTTAGGGAATGGATTCTTCTTATCCTTAACCAAGTCAATTAGTTCTGCTTCTTTATGATGCATACCTTCTAACAGTTCAATCCACATTGTCTCTCTACGAGCCTGTGGTACCTGTTCAGTCACAAAGTATTGAAACTTTTTAAACTCAAACTTTAATCCTGTTTCAGATAGTTGTGAATCAGGTGCATCATTCTTTTTGTAAGGAGTTTCTCCTTCAGGTAATGTTGAATGAATGTTCTTATCGAACAACCATCTTAACACTTTACTTACTGCACCGTTTCTATCGTTAAAGATTTTTAATCCATTAACTGCAGTAGGTACATCTGTTTCTGCAACGATGTTTGCCTGACATAATATTTCATATACATCAGCACCGTTAGGTAGATTGATTCTTTCTGTGACCAATTCCATCTTTGGTTTGTTAGGAGCACCCTTAGGTCTTCCTCTTCCTCTTTTCTTTTCTGTTGTCATAATTTAGGTCCTCACCATATTATATTGTGTAAAATCACCAATGTTGTCCATCAATTCATTTAATCTATGCTCTCTAAGATAATCAAATACTTTGCCACTCGGTGGTGTAGACTCACCAAAATTGTTAAGAATACTTTCTACAACATCATCTGGTATAAATTCTAAGTCAATCAAAGTTTGGTTTCTTAAATAGTTCCGATAGTATTTATCGTCCTTTTCAATACTAATCCTGAGGTACTTATCTACTACAGGTTTTCTTAAAGGGGTTTGTCTGATACCTTCGTCTAAACAATTGTCTGCTGATAGTATATTTGGTATACCGTCTGACTTATCTCCTCTGAGAATATGTTCTTTTAGAAATGTATCTGCATCATCTGGTTCAACGAACTTGTTTAGATTAGGAGACCATTGTTTGACATAGTCATACTTCTGCAACTGTTGGAAGTCCTTATCACCTGAAACGATTAGGACTGGTTCCTTTGAATGTTTAGTTAACACTGCAATGATATCATCTGCCTCGCATCTTTCGACATACAGGTAGTGGTAGGGAAAGTTATCTCTTATCTCGTCTTTAACTTTCTGTAGTGTATCGAAGATAAGTTTCCAATCCATATCAGATGCTTCTCTTGTCTTCTTACGGTTTGCTTTGTATTGTGGAAAGAATTCTCGTCTCCAAGGATTACTTGCATCAGTACATAGAACTATTTGTCCATAGTCCTGTGAGTATCGTTTACTGTAATTTCTTACAGAGTTTAGAATCATGTGTCTTAACATATCTTCGTTAATCTCACCATCATTCATTTTGAGTTGTGCCATCAGACCTGCTATTATGGTCTGAGTAAAATCTATTAGTATCATTTAATCACTTTTATTAATAATGTATTCTTAGTAATTCTATTGTTTCCTTCTTTCTCTTTAGAACGAGGTATCTCGTCCATGAAACCTTTAGCAATAATATTACCACCTGATACCAGTCTATCAAGCAACTTCAAATCTGTCAAGGTCTTTTCTATACATTCGTCTGCATCTATTATCTTACTGCCATTCACTCTAAGACCACCATAAGATTTGAACATGGTAAGTTTCTTTGTGGATGTGTTGTATCCAAACAACATCGATGCACGAATGATTTCTTCTGGATTTATGGATTTATATTTCTTCCACTCTGCAAGATAAGGTAGTTTCTTAACTAACTGTGCTGGGGTTTTAGGCTTTCTTGGTTTACGAACTGGTTGATACTCTGCAATATACTTTTCAATATCAGTTTCAAACTCTTGGAGTTTCTTTACAATCTTTGTCTTCTGACCTTTAGTGAGAAAGTTATATGCCTCATCTAATTGTTCACAACCTTCTTTGTTAAGAATTTCGTATTGCATCTCCTCTGTAAACCCTTTCATGTATGCAACAACTTTACCAGAGTAATCTAATTGTTTGAGATACTTGTACATAGAGAAAGGTATGGACTTATTATCCATAAGAGTATCGATTTGTGCTTCGACTTCGTCCAAGGCAGTGATTGCCTTGTTCTTCATTCTCTCTTGTATACTAACCGTTTGCGTGTTCATCGTTTCTATTTGTTAACATAAATTTACGAGCAGGATTTATCATCAAGTTTGCTCTCTTCATAAAGTCTCTGTTAGCAAGAAAAGGTATTTGATTCCTTTTATCTAACGAAACTTCTACTTCGTAAATTGTATTTAGAAAATTTATTTCCAATAGAACGACTGGCCTTTTTTCGGCAGGTTTTAATAACTCTACATATCGATGTAAAGGTTCTTTGTATTTTACTCCTTCAGTAGTCCATTGGACTACTTTGTTTTTTACAGTCAAGTCATCCGCGTGCAAAGCACATGTCGTTGTATTATTACCAGTATCCATCTTAACAGTTAATTCCTGTCCTTCAACTTCTAATGTTTCTAATACACCACATTCTGTTGCACTTCGTTTCCATGAATCTCTATCAAGGAGATTATCTAAAACAATTTTATTAATATCACCATCAATTACTTTGTTGATACCTTCGGTACCAGGTGAATGGTTAACTTCGATAATGTATGGTGCATCTTTATCTCTGTTCTTTGCTGGCATAAAGTCTACACCAACCCATTGTCCGTTCACCGCTTTGGCTGCCTGTAAGACTGCCTCTTGTTCAACTTCAGTAAGTTCAATTGATTCAGGTTCAGAACCTTGTGAAACATTACTTCTAAAGTCGTCAAGTATCTTAGGTCGTTTCATCGCACCTATGATTTCTTTATTCACAACAATACATCTAACATCGTAATCAACTTCAATGTATTCTTGTAATAGTATATCTGCATAAGGGTCAATCTTATAAACCAACTGAACGGTTGATTGTAATGACCTTTCTGTTTCAATCAATAGAACACCAACACCTTTACTTCCTTGTAGTGTCTTTAACACCATAGGGAACTTAGACTTCAATGCCTCATGGGCAGTCTCTATTGATTCTTTCTCTGCATTCGGTATCAGTACGGTCTTAGGTTGATTCATACCAATCTCTTGCAGTCTAAGATAACATCTAAACTTATCTGCACATACTTCAATTGTTTCTCTGAAGTTGCAAACAGGAATACCGTATCTTTCTAATTGAGATACTAAATCCAGATATGAATCTTTTTTACCAACTGCACCACGAATGAGAACAACTGTATCTTCATCGATTTCAAATCCAAATCCATCATCTTCTTTGTGTATAGTTAATTGACCAGACTTCTCATCACGCATGATGAATGCACCATTGACACGACAATCATATACTTCGTGTCCTAGTTTTTGTGCAAGTTTAACTATCTTTGCACTCGTCGCTTTAGGGTTTGACTTCTTCGGTTTTTCTGCGAGTACAACCAGACGATAAGGATTCTTGGCATCCTTATTCTCTGTTATTGTTTGCAACTCGTTAAAACTTTTAATCATCAATTCTACTTTCCTTTTCTTTATGTAATTCTACAAAATATTCTGCATCTACTACAGCAAGTGGTTTCTTACCATTCTTTTTAATTACTACAAGAGGTTCATAACTTTTGCAATTAGACTCTGCTTGTTCCATTGCTGACCAGATATTAACTTTCTCCTGATTCTTACATTCTACACTATAAGGGAAGATTTGTCTA